CGCCCCCACCCCCGCCGCCACCGCCACCTCGATGACGATTATTGTATTTATGATTGGGTCGATGTGTTTCCTTAAAACCATCTGTAGGATTTGTCATAGAGATACTATTCGATAAGGTTTCAATAATCGATAATATACTGTTGGACAACACATTCGGTGTAAATGTTTCGAACTGTTCAAGAGAATAAGTTAGCATTTGTTCAGAGAAAATGGATGAAACTAATATATATAAGCGATAATATTTATATCAATTATCACAAAATGATATAAATATATAATTGAATATATAACAGAGGATGAGTTCAGAAGAATTGCAAAACCAAATTGTTGAACCTGAAAAGGGGACTGAAACACCGGAAACGGAAACACCCGTAAAAATAAAGGAAATTCAGAATTGGGATGAATTAGATATTCATACCGATATATTGCGTGGTATATATGCATATGGCTTTGACAAGCCGAGTTTTATCCAACAGAGGGCAATATTGCCCATTATTAGTGGCAACGATGTGATTGCACAGGCACAATCCGGAACTGGAAAAACGGGTGCATTCACGATTTCCGCATTGAATGCGGTGGATTTGACGAAAGCCGAAACACAAGTAATCATTGTTGCACCTACACACGAATTGGCGAATCAGATTGCCAATGTGAATCGCAGTATTGGTTCCATGATGGAGGGACTTGTGGTGAAAACTCTGATTGGCGGGACATTTGTAAATGATGATATAAAAGAGATTACTAAAACTCCGCCGCATATAGTGGTTGGTACTACAGGTCGTATTTTCGATATGATTCAGCGCCGTCATTTGAATGTTAGCAATGTCAAATTATTCATTTTGGACGAGGCGGATGAGATGCTTTCCCGTGGATTCAAGACCAAAATACAGGATATTTTCGAATGTTTCAATAACGATATTCAGGTGGCGATATTTTCGGCCACACTTCCTTCCGAGATTCTGGATTTGACCCAACGGTTTATGCGAAACCCGGTGAAGATAACGATGGATGCGGACAAATTGAGTTTGGATGGAATTGCCCAGTTTTATGTGGCCCTCGTAAACGATGCAATGAAATACGATACATTAAAAGACTTGTTTTCGTATATTTCGGTGTCACAAAGTATTATTTATTGTGATAGTATTGAGCGAGTCATTAATTTGCACGATGCAATGTTGGAGGATGGATTCCCCGTTTGTTGTATTCACGGGGATATGCGAACCGACGAACGTAAAGATATTTTCCAGAAATTTCAAAAAGGAATGTTTCGTGTATTGATTTCGACGAATATCACTTCTCGTGGGATTGATGTCCAACAGGTGAGTGTTGTGATTAATTTCGATATTCCCAAATGTCCACACAACTACTTGCATCGTATTGGTCGAAGTGGTCGTTGGGGGCGTAAGGGATTGGCCATTAATTTCGTAACAAAACGGGATGTACACTTGATGCGGGGAATTGAGAGGCATTACAAGAAGGAAATCTTGGAATTGCCCAATCAGAATGAATTAAAGAATTATATTTAGGGTCGGGGGTCGGGTCAGGGCGGCCTGCGGCCGCCCCATATCCCAAAATTAACCTATAGGACTTTGCGTTTATATTATATCCTAAAAATATAATATAAAACTATACGTTATGTTTGCAGAAACCGTTAAAAAAATGAAATGCGATTTAAATCGGGTTTGTCAAACAGGTTCATTTTGTTGTTCGGCATTAGGAATTGAGACGGAACCCTCGGATGTCGCTGCCGCCACGGACTCGGCCAAGACGGCCTCAAAAGAACCCACCGTGAAATATACAATGTATGACGATATGTGTAATCAATTCAAATTGCCGATTGATTATTTAGAAGAATCCAAACAGATTGCGCTTTCCACAATTGTGGCCAATGATTTGGAATTCGAAGTAATCGATCCATCCGGTGGTGCGACCCCCATGTATAATTACCTGTTTGACCCCAAAGACGAATTTTCAAAAATGATTGCCGGAAAATGGCACAAAAAATACACCGCCGATATTCCCTTTTTGACAGATACACAAACCGCGATTGTTAATATGAAAGAGTTTGTGCCGGTCCCTTCTACTTCCGAACCACCCATCTCTGAAAAACTCGAGAAAATCTGGAAAACGGTCAAAAACAATCCCAATTTTTTGGAAATATATTCTTATATGGAATGGAATCAATTGGAATTCTTGAACCATTCGTCTTTTTTCCTACAGGCGGTTTCATTGGCCAATATTTCGGCTCCTATTCTGGCGCTCATTATTCCCGTTTTGTTTCTATTAGTCCCTTTTTTAATCTTGAAAATACAGGGAATTCCCATTACATTCCAATCTTATTTGACGATCCTACACGATATTGCCAAACACCATTTTATGGGGAAAGCCATTATTTCGTTGCAAAATATGAGTATTCAAAATATCCTATATTTTGTGGCAATGGCGGGATTATATTTCTATCAAATCTATCAAAATACAATGGCTTGTATCCGATTCTATAACAATGTTTCAGAGATTAATGAATCGCTGTATACTATCAAACAATATGTAAATACGAGCATTCAAAATATGGAACAGTTTTTGGCGATACAAAAGAACGGACAACAAATGGGCGCAGAATATTGTGCATTTTTCAAAGATATTGTCAAACAAATCGATATTTTGAAATCGTTCGCCAAAAAACTCGAAAACATTCAAAAGTTCCAACCGAGTATTTATAAAATCGGCGAGGTGGGATACTTGTTGGAATGTTTCTATAGTCTGTATCACGATAAAAATTACGAATCGGCATTACGTTTCTCGTTTGGATTTACGGGGTACCTGTCGAATGTCCAACAGGTATATTCGAAATACCATTCGGGATTCATTGGCCGCACGAACTATTTGAAAGAACCATTGGAAATTCGCAAACCGGGAAAAGTCGATGCATCGGGTAATCAAACGGAAGACATTGTCACACACACTTCTTTGTCGATTGTCCAACAGTATTATCCTCCATATGTGTGTAGGGAACATGTGAAGAATGATTGTGTATTTGATAAAAATATGGTGATTACGGGACCGAATGCCGCGGGTAAAACCACGATTATTAAAACCACTCTCATTAATTTGATTATGTCGCAACAGGTGGGATTCGGATGTTTCGGCGAGTGTCATATACAACCCTATTCGCATATTCATTCTTATTTGAATATCCCCGATACGTCGGGACGCGACAGTTTATTTCAGGCGGAATCCCGTCGTTGTCGCGACATTCTGGATGAAATCGAGAAGGATACTGTAGGACGCCATTTCTGTATTTTCGACGAATTGTATTCTGGAACGAATCCGGTGGAAGCCGTCAAATCCGCAGGATCGTTTTTGAAATATTTGACGACGTATGCGAATGTGGATTTCATTTTGACGACCCATTACACGAAATTGTGTAAGAAATTGAAGACGTCGAATAATCGAGTACAGAATTACAAGATGGATGCGATAGTGGTGGATGACCAAATCACATATACATATCAATTAAAACCGGGAATTTCGTATATTGAAGGTGCCAAATTTATTTTGAAAGAAATGAATTATCCTAAAGAGATTTACGGCGATGAGTCCAACAGGTAAATTTTTGTATTGGGATTTTATGGGGGGTCAGAGAAAAATTTTTTGGGGGTGTTTTTGGATGGTGGGAGGGGAGGTGGAAGGGGAGGGGTCGGATTGAAAATATTCAAATTATATTTTGAATATTTTATGTACATTTTTTTACGCTTGTAAAATATATAATGCATCTCCCCATCCATAACAAGTAATATTCGTCGAAACCCGTTTGAAATTATATTGTGATAAAAAATGGTCAATATCCCCAATAAGTCCACAATTGACATACAATTCTTTTGTATTCACTTCAAGATATAATGCTTTTGCGTGTTTGATTGATTCTATCCCTCCTTTTAATGCTAAAAGTTCCGCTCCTTGAATGTCAAAATTCCAAAAGTTATATTTGGATGCGTCAATACCGGTTCTTTCAAAAAAAGAATCGATTGTAATACTTTTATGTTTTATCTTACCCACATATACAACATCTGGATGTTCTTGTGAATGAGTCCCTAATTCTAATACACTGGATGATTGTACATTGTTCGAAATATTAAAAATAATGTCTTCGTCATCTTTATCTGTGATAACTGCATTATACACATTCGGTATTCCTCTATTTACAGCTTGTTGTACTTTTAAAGGAATTGCTTCAATCCATACTACATCCTCGTTTTTTAATCCTAAACTATTATTGTAAAATGCCAATTCTTCACAATCGTGTGCACCTATATGAAAACTACCTGTAATATGTATATTATTTTCTAATAAAATATTACGGATTTCATTGTAATTAATCAACATTATATTTTATAAAAATATATAAAATATATGGTGTAAACGCACATTGTATTATTTTGTATTGTTTTTTTTATTCGGTTTCTTCGATGACGACTTATCCTTATCCGCATATACAATCGGTTCCATTTCAAGATCTTCTTTTGAGAGAGGAGGACGAACGTAGTGGTGAATTGGATTGTCACATAGTGAATTTGTTTGTTGGACTTTCTTGGGTTTCGTTTCGTGTGCCCTCTTTGACCGTTTTGTATTCTCTTTGCCAAAATATGAAATCGGACTATACATTTCATCGTCGTAAATATCGGACATATTGTGTTGTGCTGGGTTGTATTGTCCAAAATATGATTCAATTTTATTGGGAGTCTATTGGGAGTCTATTGGAAGTCTATTGGGAGTCTATTGGGAGTCTATTGGGAGTCTATTGGATCATATATACTATATAAGAAATACAAATAAAAAATAGGAATACACCAATAAAAAAATGAATTTTCCAATAAATAATTGTAAGGGACCGTTATAATTGTAAAATGATTTTTTTCAAAAAATTTGGCAAATTCGCCACATTTATTCTCATCGTTTCTCACAATATTTGCATCTTCATAATTATATTTACCAGATACTAAATCCATATTTCCAAATTTGCTACATTGATTTTTATTTGAAATGAAAAATTTACAATTTGCACAGATTGGTTTATTTTGGTTTTGAATAAAATGAAGTTCGACTTTATGAAAACTTGTTACAAAAATTATATAATGTAAAAATTTCATTATATAATTATATACACTTTTTATTTATGTTATTTTTAGGAATGGAACTGTGTGTGGTGGTCCTACAGATTTATTTTATTTGGTGGCGGCCTTGGAACGAGATTTCCCCTCAACCTTCTTGAAATCGGAATCGTCCTCGGTTGCATCTGTACGTGGCTTCCTGGCGGAAATGGGACGACGCTTGGTAACACGTGCGGTTCCGTCTTGGGTGGTAGATGGAGTGTAATTCACACTGCGAGTTTCGCACATAAGTGAACCGCCGTTGATTCCAGTAACATTGACCGCCTGAACCTCGTGTTTATCGTTCGTCGAATTGACCAAATCGAATTCGACGTATTCACCCTGAACCAAATACTTGTATTGAGAATTCGTGACTTGAATGGTGGAATAATGCGTGAAAATATCCTTTGAGACATCTTCCTCTTTAATAGTAATGAATCCATAACCGGCCTTGTTGTTGAACCATTTGACTTGTCCGACTTGTCTTTTATCCGATGACATCTATTATATGGTTATTTGGGTGTTGTTTTTATATTGTTTCGCAAATATTTTGTTTTTTTATGTCAAACAGGGGTTCTTGTGTTTGTATTGTGTATTGTGTATTGTGTATTGTGTATTGTGTATTGTGTATATATATGAAAAATAGTGGTCCAATTGTATTTTTGACTTTGGTCATTTTTATTTCTTTGGTAATAAGTCCTCGTCCTATTATAGAAGGAAGAGGAAAACCAGGAGGAGTAAAATCAGGAGGAAGTTGTAACGGTTCATCTTCATCTTGTTAATCAAATGATTGTATGATATAAATAAAACAAATGCGTATAATAATTTTAGGAATATTCAATCCCAAATATATTTAGTAAAACAAAAAAACAAACCCCCAAAAATAATATATACCATTAAAATATAATAATGGCCAGAATTATGGGAACGTCTATCGGCAAAACGTCGTCTATTATCTTTTTGGTATTGGTGGTTTTCATTTCATTAGCTTTAAGCAATGTCCCTTTTTTGGTAAGTAGTCACGTCGCAGGTCCGCCATTACGTTTAGAAGGAATGGAAGATAAGAAAAAAGATGGAAATACGGCTTCTTCGAATGAAGATAAAAAACAATCCTCATCTTAAATATACATCTCATAATATATCTGATTTCATTATATAAGTAATATAATGAAATTGTTCAAACTCTTACAATCCAAATACGTTCTCATTCCCCTTGTCATTTTAATCCTCGTTCTTGCCATTGCGCCCTACAGAACGAATTTATACAATGAACCATTTGTGGAAGGAGCGTGTACATCTGTGACACAAACCGAATTACAAACCAAAATAATGGATACATTAAATCAACCTGTAGTAGATTCCAAGAATGCAGTTGTAGATACAAATACTGTATTAAGTAGTCTTAAAAACACCATCAATGATGGAACTTATGAAGATTGCGAACAAATCAATCCATTAAAATCAATGTTAAAAGACAATATATCGTCACCTGTTTCGGCAATCAGTTCAATAAAGTCTTATTATAGTACAAAAACGAATAAATGAAAAAGAATAATTGTACGAATCTATATGTTTGTATAATACTGGTCATTGTCAGTCTATATATATTTAGTCAGTTTGCTATCAGAGACTTTGGTATCAGAGACTTTGGTATCAGAGACTTTGGTATCAGAGAAATGATGGGTAATAGCGACGATGATGGAGAATATGGCAATCACAGTGTCGTAAATATGGAAGCAATTAATCGGAAATGTCAAACAGAATATTTATCAGCGGTTAGAGGAGTATTGACAGGTCCCACGATTGATCCGAAAGATGGATATATTTCGGATAAAGATGTATTGAAGATGGTGAATGCAGTCAACAATAATTGTCGATGGAATAGCATAACACCTGTCGAATTGCAATATGATAAATTTAAAAAGGTTTTGGCCGATAATTCAGACAAAAATCAAATCAATCATTTATTGATATCCATTAGTTAGAAAGTCCTACAGAATCCATTTTCGAAAAATTATACATGTATTTTTTATACATATATACAAAATGAATCCCATAGTGAAAATAGCCGGATTGTTGTTATCTCTGATAATCTTGGTCATCATATATTCAATGATTACAGAGATTCATACAATAGAAGAATTTATAGAAGGAAATGAATACAATGATTGTAAAATGAAGGCGAAACAAAAAGTCCAAGAAATATTGAATATGCCGATTGCGACCAAAGATTCAAACAGTGCTCGACCAGACCCACAAGACATGGTGAAACGAATTAAACAGGTTCAAATAGATGTAGAAAATAGCTTAGGTGATTTTGAAGGAAATTCCTATAAATGTTTCCCCAGTGAAATAGCCATACACCTTGATTTACGTTCAGTAGACCCATATGAAACATTGCAACAAATACAAATTGAATTAACCAAAAAAAATGAATAGGGTTTGTCCTACAGTGTTATTTGGTGGTTTGTTTTGGTGGTTT